GGCCGTGATCAGTATCAGATACAGTGACCCGCCGGAAACCGATGCCGAAGCAAAAGCACGTAAGGAAAACGGCGGTGCAGAACCGAAGGACAACGTAGATATTAGTAATTACCTGATTAAAACTACCTGGTCAGGAGATAACAGCCAGGCGGCGCGGAAGCTGGAATTTTCCATTGCCTATAATACACCAGATAAAGATAAAAGTTTCCAGGCATTAGATCTGAAGCTGGGCGGCTATGTATATCTCTTTTACAGAGATACAGATACAAGTGATGAAGCGGAACTGTTTGAAGGACGTATCTTTTACCGGAAACGTTCTTCAAATGGCTATACCATGGAATTTACCGCCTTCGACGATCTGATCTATTTGGCCAAAAGCCAGATCAGAGCCGTCATAAAGGGAAAGGTGCCTGAGGCCATTAGCCAGGTATGCAGTGAAATAGGCATTTCTGTAGGTACGCTTCCGGATAACCTGACAGCAGAAGTGAACTTCCTGGCCGATGATAAGAGCGGGACAGAAGCACTGCGTATGATCTTGGGATTCCAGGAAACGGCAGACAAGGCGGCAGGATCGGAAACGTCCTATTTGCCTGTCTGTATATCCGGAAAAATTAATGTGGTAAAAAAGGGCGAACTCATCGAAGGCTATACAGCGACGGCAGACACCAACGTTATAGGTACGGAACATAGTGAAAGCATAGAAGGAATGGTAAACCGTATCAAAGCCGTAGATGATACCGGTGAAGTATGTCAGATGTTTGAAGACATAGACGACACGCAGCACTTCGGCACCATTCAGAAGATCTACAAGATGCAGGCGCCTAAGGCTGGGGAAACCGTGGACAACGCAAAAGCGGCGCGGGGAAAGCTGGTAAAGCAAAAGGACGAGTCAAGTCTGAAAGGACTGGGCTACGTGCAATGCATATCAGGATATGCAATAACTGTACAGGAAGAGCAATTACAAGGGAAATTTTATATACTGACAGACTCTCATACCTTTGCCAATGGCCAGCATGACATGAGCCTGACCTTGCAATATATGCCAGAAACACCGGAAATACCGAATATTAAACAGACGGACTATAAAGCACCGGTGTTTAACAGTTCAAGTGGTAAGATGCAGGGCAATAGAGGAATATCTAACGGTTCGTTAAACGTAGACGCTGGCATTAGTGCCGGCTGGGACGCCTGGGGGAATCAAACTATGGAAAACGGGCCGGAGGGATGCGCAGAATTTGCTACTAAGATGGGAAGTTATTACAGCCCATTCCTGGCACAGGAAGCCAACGGTAAAGTTGTAGGCTGTGACCAGCTCGTAGCCGACGCTGATGCGGCAGGCCTCTTGTCTTATGACACGAGAGACCTGCAGAAAGGCGACGTAATTGTCTATGGAGATAATAATCACGTCGTCATATATGATGGCCAGGGCGGTTACTATGGCAATAGTACAAGCCGGAACGTCACAGTCCATGACAGTCCATATACAGACATGAGCGGTCTGAGTGTAACGAAAGTAATTAAAACCAGCAGGGGGTGAGATCATGGCCAAAACGGAAGACCCATATAAGGGACTAGTAGATATTACCAGACGGATTGCCCTGGCCTCGTCACTGCAGCCATTAGCAAGAATTGGCGTCATTGTTACGCCGCCACCGGCGATTACTATCAAAGTAAATGGCTATACCATCGATAGCAGCTATGTATACATAGATGACTATTGGATACCGGGACATACACGTCACATGGTAGGGGAAACAGCAAACCGGGCCGGTGGATCGGGAGAGGCACAATATGAAAGTCACAACCATCCTATCGATAATGATGAAAGTCTCACGGACACCTGGAAAGTGGGAGATAAGGTATTACTGATACCCATTGCAGACGACGATAACAGGACGGTTGTGCAGTACGTCGTATTATGCAAGCTGAAAAGATTGGATGGGAACTAATATGGCGAATCCATTTGTAACAGGACCGGCAGAAACACAGACTACAGCTGCAGATTTGCCGGAATTCGTGGAATTTGACTATGATTTTGAAAAAGATAAATTTAAAATCAACGCAGACGGCAGTCACCAGTTTGTCAGGAAGAACGAAGCCATTAAGGTATGGGTATTGCATACACTGCGAGTAGAACGGTATCGTTACTTGGCCTATTTTGATGACTATGGAATCGAACTGGATCCATTTGTTGGGACCGGCCCGAATGACAGCCAGCGGGCAAGCGAGCTTTACCAGTATATTAAGGAAGGAATGCTGGTAAATCCGTACATCTTGGGCGTGACAGCTGTATCGACGGTACGGGACGGCAAGAAAATTACGATGACGCTCGATTTGGATACGGTTTACGGAAGTACCTCTGTGGGAATCGAGGTGTAAAAGAGAATGTTTGAAGCCGAAACGAGAGCCACCATACTGGAAAGGCTCAAATCATATTATGACGAAGCAAAGGGAAGCGATGCCAGCGCAGTTGAAGGAACCTTTTCCTTCGACACGTTAGCAGCGAACGCGAAAGAGTTTGAAAAAGCCTATGCTGAAATGGACCTGATGATGGATGCAGCATTTCCGCAGACCAGCTGGGGGCAATGCCTGGACAAGCTGGCCGAAGAACTGGCTGGTATGAGCCGAAGAGAAGCCACACAGGCTATTGTTGTGCTGACCGTAACCGGAACAGTGGGAGTGACAGTACCATATAAGAGTACCTTTGCTACACCTTCGGGAACCAACTTCACAACCGATGCAACGGCGACTATTGGGGATACAGGCACAGTAGATGTAAAAGCAACGGCACTGACAGCAGGAGCAGGTGGCAATGTGGCGGCAGGAACCATTACAGATATACCTATGGCCATTTACGGGATTACACAGGTAACAAACAAGGAAGCGGCTTATGATGGGTACGAAGAAGAAACAGATGCTGATTTGTTGGAGCGGTTGTTGTTTGCCATTAAACAGCCGGCAACGTCAGGGAACAGCAATGATTACTACAACTGGGCAACCAGTATCTCAGGCGTTGGCCATGTAAAAATTCTGCCGGTATGGAACGGTCCGGGAACAGTAAAAGTATTGGTATCAGATGCAAATGGCAATCCTGCTTCGGCAGATCTGTTGAATGAAGTAAGCACGTACATTGAAACAGTAAGACCTATTGGCGCTAACGTGACAGTGGTTGCGCCTGCATTATTTGAATTAACGATTAAACTGACCGTCACAAGCGGCACAGGAGATGCAGACTATATTGCTACGATGCTCAATAAATATTTTGTCTCCAGCAGCTTTGCCAGTACCATATCCTATGCCAAAGTAGGGCAGATGATTTTAACTGATGGCAATACAGGCGTCAGTGACTACAGTGATCTGCTGATCAACGACGGGACGGGCAATATTTCCGTGACTGATGACCAGGTACCACACGTTAAAGAGGTGGTACTGCAATGAGTGACTTTTACCGGAGCGAGCCTGTAGATCTGGCACAGTATTTGCCGGCCTTTTTAAGCCACAGTCCCATTTTTAAGGCAACGAATGATGCCAACGATCAGGAACACGACACAATACGGATAGACATGCAAGACGTATTCCATCAATTTTATGTAGAAACGGCCACTTGGGGGCTGGAAACATGGGAAGAGTTAGTAGGTATCGAAACAGATGAAAGCAGAAGCCTGAGTGACCGCAGGGCTTCTGTTTTAGCCAAATTACACAAACCGCCTTCCGTAACCGTTGCCTTCCTGACGAACATGATCAATTTGTTCACGGAAGTAGCCAGCACGAAGGTAGTAGAATCACCGGAAGCGTACACGGTAGACATTTACCTTCCGGATACAGGCAGTAAGGATTTCACCACGATTGACGAAGCGGTGAAGACCTGGCTTCCTGCTCATCTTGGCCATACGTATCATTTCAGCAGCAGCACGACCGCACGGCGCTACATGGGGGCCATCGTCAGACTAGCTTCCAGGGCCATTGATGCGGGCAGGCTCTCTGGGGACACAATCCAAGAGACGGCGATGCTCTGGGATGTAGACACGCCAATCTTTACGGCAGATACTGATGCCGTCTACATCACGACCTGGGGCATGCAGCTCAATACGGTATTTACAGCCAGCACGACGGCAGTACGATTCGCCGCAGATGCGCCTATTGGTGCCACAGATGGTATTTTCTACATAGCATCTGACGACACGGTACGAATTAAGGAGGGATAACGTGGCAGAGTATCACGTTTGTACAACGACGAAGGCAGGGCTGGACCTGATAGCACTATCACGCGTGAATCAGGCGCCTATTGTCTTTACACGCATGGCCATAGGGGACAGCAGACCGAGTGACACCAGTGCAATTGCCAGTATGACAACATTGGTGAGCGAAAGATTAACAAGCGACATTACAGGCTTAAAGAAAATTAAAAATACAGACAAAGCGGAAGCCCGCTATGCAGCCTTTGGCAAGTTTAGTAACGATACGCTTAGCACCGGTATGTATGTAAGCGAAATAGGTATCTGGGCAAAAGTAGAAAGCAGTTACTATACAGATGAAAGCTGGGATGGGTACACCGGTGAAGCGGTCTTATTTGCCTATAGCTACGCTGACGAAGGAAAAGCGGACTGGATGCCAGACAAGAACACACCTATGACGCCGCAGGAAATAGGCATTTACACCAGCGTAGGCGATGCTGAAACAGTCAGTGTACACATCACTGAACAAACAACCGTCAGTATTGCAGAGTTTAATGCACATTTGACGGACGTGAATGCGCATAGTGACTTCGTTGGTTGCACAGCTTTGGCAGACGGAAAGCGTGGCTTCGTGCCAAAACCGGCAGCCGGCACAACACCGGAGTATTATCTGAGCGCAGACGGCGGTTGGAAACAGGTAAAACAGCGTACCATCAAAGACATTATTGACATTATCTATCCTGTAGGCAGTATCTACACAACTACAGGCGACACGAACCCCAATACACAATGGGCCGGAACAACCTGGGAACGATACGCCGCAGGGCGCGTGCTCATGGGCGCCGGAAACTACGTAGAAAATGGCACGACATACACCTATACCAACGGAGCCACAGGCGGCGAAGCGAAGCATCAACTCACTATCGATGAAATACCATCACATGGCCATAGTCTGGCATTTGGAACAAACAATATTTCTTTCAGCTTTTCCATTCGCTCTCAGTCTAACAATACCGCCAACGTGCTGCCTGGGATTGACACCATTGTTACCAGAAAGGAACTTAATAGCGGAAACGCCGTGGAGCCGTCTTCTGCCGGCTCATGGTATCGTGATGAATTGTATTATAGCCAAAACATCACGCCCAGCGCAACGCTTGGACTCACGGGTGGAAATGGTCTGCATGAAAACAGGCAACCTTATACAGTCGTTAATTTCTGGCGAAGGACTAGCTAGTTCTGCGCCAAAAAGTGACGACCACAAAAAGCGGCCTGTTCTCATGTCGACCATGCAAAGAAACACACTGTTTCGTGACTATGTACCAAAAGGATAAATACCCGTTTGAATATGAAAGAAAGAATATAATTATTATGCATTATGGGTACATCAAAAAAAATGAATGTAAAAAAATGGAGGGGCATGTAATATGAAGCTATTTCAAATCCTGAACGAAGAGGTGCTGATCATCAATGACAGCATCACCTACCGCGACACGGTAGCCAATTTCTTTATTGACGCAGGCGTAGCTTCGGCGCCTGCGTCATGTATCTACGACGAAGACCAGAAATGTTGTGTTGTAGACGGAGAGTTCCTGAACTATCCCAATGCAACTTATGAAGGCTACATCAATACAGCATCGGACCTCTTGGCCAAACAGGAAGCCCGCAACTACGTGGCGCCTGCAGAAAAAACAGCCGAAGAAAAAGCGGCAGCCGAAAAAGCTGCCCTGAAGGCAGACTATGACAGCGCAGTGCAGAAATTAACCAACAGCATGGCCATTGCACTCTTAACCGGAGACACAGCTGCACAAGACAGCATACGAGCAGACTTTGCGGACCTGCAGACACAATACAAGGAGGCCTATGACAATGTTTAAAACCCCGAAGCGTTGCGAATACTGCGCCCATAAACTAGACGAAAACGGAAAATGTATCAATGAAAAATGCATCGCATACAGCAGCACTACAACTAATAACGAAAATACCGGAACAACGACAGAAGCAACGGAGGTCACAAAATGAGCACACGTAAAATAGTACCCAACGGAGACAATGAAGGCGGCCTCGGAACTGCAGACAAACGCTTTGCATCCATCTACGTCACAGCGCCGGAAACCGGAGCCAACGACAGCCGGGCCGTCAATGCCAAATGGGTACAGGCCTTAGTAGCCTCAGCAGTAGCCTCAG